TAGGATATGTCATTAGTTTTCCTTTTTGATTTTAGTAGCATTACCCCTAACAGACTTATGACCAGTATCATCTACGTCAGGATTCTGACTCTCAGCTTTTTCCTCTTTATTTTCTTGAGGATCATTAGTATTTTTAGTCTGAGTAGCAGCAATCCTAGCTAAACGTTCGGCATGATCCGTTTTAGCTTTAGCAACTTCCTCTTTATTATAGCCTCTGGCTACAGCAGCAGTTTCTAAGCTTACCAGACCATGCTCAATATCCAAATTAATTGTCTCTGAATCACTTGTTATATACTCAGCTTGTTCTATCTCGTCTAATACCTCTTGTAGTTCATCGGCTGTAACATCGGTGCCGATAAGTATAGAGGCCATTTTCTTTGAGATGAGTTTCTGACATTTCTTTGATGGTATCTTCTCACGTTGATCTGCTAACTTACCAACCTCATCCAATTTCTGAATATCAGTCTTTAAGCTGTACTTTTGTGGGTATAATACAGTAGCAGCGTTGCTGGTACGCTCATATAAGCTAAAAATTTCCGCTAACTCTCTTTCCCCCTGTTCAAGTATTAGACCTAATGCACTAAGACCGCTTTCCAATCCCCGTTCATCTAATTCTTTAGATTCAGCACTAGAGAATTTAGACCGTATGCTAGTTAAAGACAGATTAACTAGGGTTCTAATATCATCCTTCAAGTTCCTCTGCTTCTCCATCGAAGCAGTCATAGGTTCTGATGATGGATGAATGAAGTCTGGCCGGTCTAGTCCCTTGGCATAAGCACGACCAACTGTACCACCAGCTTCTATCTCTGACCCTGTTTCACTATTCTCTTCGTTTTTCAAGTAAGAACCATTCATACTGGAGCGTTGCTCCGTATAGAATGGATAGTTGGCTTTCAAAGCGTAGCTAATATCAGAACTTTCCAGATTCATCAGAGCAATCTGATGATTAGCGATATCTCTTGTTAGTGGCTGTTCTAGCTCAAAAAGCACGAACGGAATCTTTGGTAGGTCTAGTACATACTCTTCACTTGGTGTGAATGTCGTTCCAGCGGGAACATTCTTGATATTAATAATTCCATTTGACACGAATTTGCTGTCAACTGATGACTTATCTACAACCAAGCTATCTGGATCATAGAATCGGACTATGACACCATTATCTGTAAGAATAAGCTGTCGATAACGATAAGTAAGATCGGAAGGAAGACCTATAACGCTTGTACGGTAGTAATGGTCTCTCAGAAATATCTGAGTAAAGGCCATTGTATTATCTTGGAACGAAACGTCCCAGTTGATAATATCCTCAGCAGCATAATGATAAAAATATGGAACTTTGCTTTTAGTCTCTCTTAGTGTAGGATTATTAGGAATAGTAGGCATGTCAACATACACGCCAATTTTACCTAAAAACAGCAATTCTTGAAGTATTTTTCGGCCGATAAAGTAGTTCATCGAGGAACCACGTTGATCGACTCCGCCATTTAATCCCTTTATTGCGGCCTGATACTCATCGGAGCCACCTTTCCTGACAATATCACTCATCCTCTGAAAGATTGAGTTCTTAATATCAAGAATAGCACCTCTAGCAAAAGCGGCAGAAGGTGTAATAGCCTTTCGTGCCGTAAGGTCGGTTGCTGTTTCTCGATCAGAGAATTTCTTTATATACTGGTCAATAAATTCATCGCCACCCTCCATGATGTAACGATATTTCTCCCACTCATCTTGTAAGAGAGTATACTCGGGATGATCGAAGCCAACGACTTTAAGTGGTGTCATAGCTTTATTCTTTAGAGAAAGATTTTAATATCTTCATTGGTGGCGAAGCTAGCCGCAATAGGTAGAGCGATTTCGCTATAACAACGAGCGTCAGCGAAGTGGTCTGCACCAACTTTCTGATAATGCCCAACTGTATTCCCGCTATTATTTTTACGATAACGACGAACTAGACCACGCTGATGCTCACCATATTCTAGTTCCATGTCTTTTGGTATTGAGATAGACCCATTATGAAAACGGTTAAGAGCTACATCCAACCAAGATGTTTTATCAACACTAACTTCATCACTTTCCTTGATGTTAATCATCCGGCCAGTGATGTTGTTCGTATAGAAGCAAAGCTTAACATGTCCTTGAAATTGACATGCAAACTCATACGCTAAACGTCGTTCTGGTTGTGCATCGACGACGGCCAAAAAGACCTGCCATTGATGCATCAACTGCCCAAGTTCTAAGAACGAGATAACTTTCCCTGCTGTTAGAACTTCACAATCGGCCATGATATTAATATCATTGCCAAGCTTGGGGAACGTCCATGAATCTATCTCATAGTAGATGAATGGCTCACCAACATCAGCACCCAAAGTAATCCACTTATTGTTTGGTGCTGGAGATGACTTATTTCTACGACTTCGTTCTTTGGCAGCATTTAGTTCTTCGTAAGTGACACGATGCCCTGGTGGAACATAAGGTAAACCGAGCTTACTATTGTAAAGTTCCTGGGCCTCAAGATTATCGCTTTCAGCCTTCTTTACTGATGCAACTAGTCTAGCTGGTGTGGCTCTATCTGCCGAAGAATAAAGCTGCGAAATATGGAACCCTCTTATTGTCTTATTCTGTTGAGTTTTTTCCCACTTACCACTTTGTAAGAAATTTACTTTATCTTGATGATGTAACTCATTTTTACAAAGGGTACAAATAAGCTTAGGAGGATCGAGTATAAGACTCTCAGGATACACTAACTCTGTTTTACGTGAACAACATGGACACGTAAAGAAGAAATGATCCTTGGTACTGTCTTCAAATATCTTGCTAACGCCATAGTCGGGGACTGTTGGCGTCGATAGCTTGATTATTCTCCAACTAGCTTTACCAATTTGGCCATCGGTCCTAGCCTCTGCTAGGACCATGTTCTCCATGTTCATCTCATCATATTCGTCAAAGGTCATCAAACTGACTGGTAATGACTTTAGTCCAGAACGACTATTGCTACCTCGAATCCAGAGATTAGCCGTACCGGCTCTCTTATGCCCTACGTTCTTAACGTCATTAAAAAGCTCTTTAAGGTGTGGAGATAGTTCTAATGATGCATCGAATCGTGAAGAAGAGAAGTCAGAAGCGTCAGGAGTCTTGGTAGGTAGAACATAAAGAACATTCTTCCTTTCCACGTCAATATAGAACATTGCTACATTAAGAAAAGCCTCAGTAAAACCCATCTGTGCCGCTTTTAGTACAACAACTTCCTGATCCTTACAATCTTGAACTTGACGAAGCCACGGATGGTAAGTATGCCGCCACGGACCAGCGAGAGGTGGTCCCATAACTCTGTATGCCTCAGCCCATCGGCTAGGAGTCGTTATAGATTTTCTCCGCAATCCATTAGCAATCACTCTACGAAATGCGTCTTGTATCTCGTGCATCTAAATAATCCGCAGATTTTATTAATTGTTCAAAATTATTTCTCTTTGCATACACCCGCTCTTACAATGAGCTACTCGTGGTAGCATGAATCGTTTTACCGTTAGATTCCTATTCATGGTCAATCCTTTCTAAGAAAAAAGATATACCTATCGAGGATATTGAAGCTAATGTAACAACCGCAAACGAATTTATTATCCATATCATAAAGCAATCTGAAATATGTATAACAAAAACAAAGGCCAACCAGTGTGATAAGCAGTAAGGGCAGTGAACTAGCTTATCGAGAAATGGTACATCATTTAAGACGTCTCTTAAATATTTGAATAAGCCGCTTTCGGCTATCGTCATTGACATCGCGGACACGGATAAAGCGACGAGGACTATTGTTGTCATTGACTTTTCTCTTTAATAAAGGCAATAAGGGCGTCTTTGGAGAGTTCTCCGGTATGACTTCCTCGCTCGATCCCGTCAACCATGACCACAATTGTAGGAACAGGCCCTTCAAAACCTGGATCATTTTTATGAATAGAGATAGGATATCCTTCATTTTTTAATTCCTTTACTGTTGGCTCCATCTTCTTGCAACCAGAGCAACCATCCCTAGAATAGACAATGATTTGCAAATCATTTTCTTTCTTAGGAACGATATCATTATAATCAAAAGCTAAACAGAATAAAATAACTATCAGAGAAAGTAATTTTACTTTCATAGTGCATCCCGGACTTTATCTAGGTACTCAGCACGATAGTAAAGATTATCAGCACGCTTCCAAATTCGCTCAGCACGTTGACGAAGAAGCTTTACTCGACGCTTCAACATATTCTTTCTAATTGTTTTAACTATGTCTCTTACCATTTTATTCCCTACCAGAAGATGTATTTCTTTTCAGGGGCCGTAAATCCACGATAATCACTAACAGCGTAAGAGTCATTAAATGTTTTGAGATGCTGATCTATGTACTTAGCATCAATCCAAACAGAACCATCAGGCTGGCTATGCGTTTTCGGTCCTGTACCGAAACCACGGCCGTGGCTATTTATTAAACAGACCCCTGATCTACTTCCATCTTGGACACCCGCTATAGTCCAGCAATGTGCCCACCTTCCTGATGGCTTAATAAATCCGTCTTCGTCCCGTTTGTCGTTGTTCGCCCCCAATAAGGCACAAAACACTACTGGGTATCCGGCTGCTACTGCATCTCGTACTTCTTCAAAGGTGCTTACTTGAATATGAGCTAAAAGTGGATGCTTCTTAGCCTCATTTTGTAATGACTCGGGCACTCCGACTCTTGTCCAGTATCGTAAAGTCTCTGCGCTGTATTCAGTCAGATCGTAAGTGTCATAGTTTTGTCTCAGTAAATTTCCGTAATCTGTGAGATACTTGATGGCCCAGTTACCTTCCATCCCAGCCCCTCTTGGGCTTCCAGCTATTAACTTACGGCCACCGGCATAGATCATGTCAGTAGAAGAGTCGTTGACATACTTTTCCTTTTTGCCACTGTCTATTCTAGTGCAAGTCAGCAAGTCCATGCTGCTTCCAGCTCCATGAGCAACGCAATCAGGGCCTACTTGCTGATGTGTTATCCACTCATGGCCTCTGACAGCAGTGTAAGCTTTCCAAAGGCAAGCTAACTTGTTCTCACCGAAATTCCTGAGATTAGAAATATCATAAAGTCTAGTAGTTAGCTCTCTATCATTTGCTATCCATCCGTAATTCCTAGCAAATATGCTATCAGCTATTGACTTCTTTGGAGCAGCAATTGCTGCGATGGCTGTAGCAATAAAGGATCGGCGATCCATGTTACGTTCCTTTACTTTTCTAAGGCGACTGCTACTTCATTCCAGAAAGCAACATGCTCAGCTAATGACTTTCCTTGTAAATTCTCTTGGCAGTATGACGCCATATTCTGCAGGAAAGGCTTCCAATCTTCAAGGTCATCAGCTAAAGCAGTACGATTGGCTTCTGCTGATTTTGAAATCAATTCCTCGACTGTCGTGGCTTTAGAAGAAGCTTCTTTTAATGCAGCAGATAGTCTCTTCGCCACTGACTTGTCATAATTACTGGGTAGCCACTTACTTATTAAAGGGCGTATCGACGGAGAATAAGGATCTACAACTATCTTATGCGTAATTAGCTCTACTTTCGATCCTTTTGCCATAGCACAAACGAATACATACTCGCCGGCCTCTGGAGCACTAAAAATAAGCTTATTATCTACAAGGTAATAGTTTTCACTGGGACAGCTAGATAGCACTGTCCACTTGTAACTGTCAGCGGGAGACGCTTCTATGACAAGTAGTTCACCAACTTTAGCCTGATGAACGGCGTCAACTTTTCCTGAGAAAGGCTCTGAAGGATTATGCAAAGCGACAGCGGCTGCAATAGCTATTGCAGCTATAACAGGCGAGGACGACAATGCTGCTTTCTTATTAAAATTAGGCATTGATAACTTCCTTTACTTGTTCTTTAGAGATATTAAGATTAACTACAATAGGCTCAGGAGGAGCCGGTGGAGCAGCAGGCGGTGCAAATAGTGGGCTAGCCGTTACGCAACGTAGACCGATATTCACAGCACCCAACGCAGCAAGGAGCCAAGGATTGTTCGCTAATAGGCTACTATTTTCAAGAACGGCATACAGACCGACACCGACTGTGGCGGCATTAACTACAAGTGTTTTCGATATTCTCATTAGATTTTGCTTTTCTCTAGTTCAGTAAAGAAGTCTTCGCCAATAGTGTCTAATACCTCAGGGTTGTCAACATACTTGCCAATAATCTCAATAAGTGTCTGAGCGAGATTGATAACCTTTTCTTTAGAGAGATGCTTGCCCATTTTATATTCCAGCTTGTCCATCGACTCGACAAGCTTCTGAGCCTTCATAATAAGGTCAGATAGTGGAACTGAGATTAAAAGCAGATCAGTAGTGTCGTTACAATGATTGATACGCTCTTCGATTATTTGTCTGAGGATACCAACTTCATCACGTAAAGAAGTGATTTCATCGCTATTACTAAGTTCCCCTACCCGCTCCTTGAATTTAGACAGCCTGTAATTACGTAGATTGTTTTTAGCTGTCCGCTCGGCGGCCTTACAGCCACCGTGGCATAAGCAGAACAGCGACCCATCGACATGGATATTCTTGCATCCAGGCCGATCACATTGGCGAGGGTCGTCATCCTCGACACGCTCGAATTTATAATCGGAAGCGTATTTAGACATAATGACTTTCCAGAAATTTATTTTTTTGATTTTAGAATCTTTGATCTTAAAAGTGGGAGCGGGAGAGGATTATAACCCCTCCCTCTATTGATTCTACGGCTGTGAGGGTCGGTTGTCAAGTAAATAAAGTAATCCTTTTCGTGGACT